TTTTTTACCTTTCTTGTAAATCTACGAATCATTCTCTCGTCTGTATCGTTGCCTTTACCACGACCTTTTTTTAAAGGTGTTACTGATATATTTATTGTTCTGCTCATTTAACTATCCCTGACCAGTTTCTACTGGTTCCTCCAAAAAGTTTATTTATGTCAACACCAGAATCACCTGGATCTACTCCATTTAATGGACTTCCTTGTTGACTTTCAGATGGTGAAGAGGTAGGAGTTGTTCCAGCGAAAACATCAACTCCGTTATAGGAGTCTGTGCCGATAGCATCTAACATTTTCTTTCTAGTTTCTTGTAATTTTTGTTTAACTCTTGTTTGCTCTTGTTTTAGATTTTCATCTTTCTGGCGCGGGTGGGGTTTAACAGTAGTTTTTGCCTCAACCAAAGTTTGCCCACTAAGACCTTGTGCAACCTCTGAAACAATATTAGAAAGAATACCTTCTTCAAAGATTACTTCTTTAATGCATTCTTTTATCAAAGGTCTTAAAAGTTTTTTAAGCTCCGATTTATTCATTTTTCCCTCAATACATCATTAAGGGCTCTATTAATTTTATCTGCCTTTGTAACAATATTTGGTTGTTTGTTTTCCTGCATCATAAAAGCACCAGTAGTAGATGGCTCAGATACAAAGTCAAAACAAATCAATTGAAAGTCATCTTCAACAATCGTTGCTCCGTTTGCTTCATGAACAGATCCCATACCTCGGGAAGAGATACCAAGCTTAATGTTGTCCCCGCAAAGAGAACGAAGAATCATTCCAGCCGGTGTATTAAGAATTTGCACCTTACCCATTACAGCATCTCCATCCCACCAAATTTCTGTTACAAGGTGCGAGGCATTAGCCAAGTTAATCACGCCGGAGTCGGGGTGATCAAGCTCGCCAAGAGCCCTGCGTTCGCGCACAAGCTTGCTATAATTATCGACTTCTCGTCTTAAAATTTGCTCGGAATACATGCGCCCGTTGCCATTAAGATGATTACATCTTTGCATGACACCAGTTAAAAACATAGCGTTGTCCTCACGGATCATACGCTTTTCTTCTTCAGTTAGCAGATCATCACATTTTCCGTTAGGACACAGTTCATAATATTCTGTTAATAATAATTTATCTTTCATAATTAATTCCATTTGCAGGCGCTACCTGCGCGAGTTTGGATCCTTTACAACAGCGTCTTACAGGCTGAAGCATCCACTTGCTTATCCAGTTATCCATTATTTACTCCTATCTGTATTCCATTGTCACAAAAAATCATACTTAATACATATGAAGTTCCAGATGACAGCCAACCTAATATAAAAAGATTGGCAAAAGTATACTCAAATGTAAATAGTTCTGTATACCCATTAATTCCAAATAAAAATGCCCCAACCCAGAAGCCAAGACACATTGAACAATGAAATAATTGTCCAAGCTTGCCACTGGAAGGGCGAATAGGATCAAATATGGATCCATATACTAAAATTTGTGTTAAACCAAAAGCGGCTAGCACAAAATATAAGAGGTCCATTTTATGTCCTATTAAGTATACTCATACCATATGGACCACGAACCCAGCCTGGGCGGATTGAACCTTTTACTGGCTCTTGTGGTACTTCGCCAAGAGTAGTGCTATCAATGGGTTCTGGATCAGTAAGGTGATCTTCAACAGCGCGTTCGAACTCTTCAATATGCTCAAAATAAGGAGCTTCTTCTAATATAAACTTGTTTATACCAAAAAGAGCAGCTTGGATCATATCGATATCTTCGTTTAAAAACATTTGAGCCTCCATCGAACCATAAACATATCCAGAGCGGATACTCTCTGGTTCAATAAGTCCCTCAGTTCTTAGTAATAAGAACAATCTGTCTTGAGTATCATACACCTCTTCATTGGTGATATGTTTGGCGAGCGCAAGAATCTTTTTGCTCTCGGGATAAATAACGATATCAACATCAGGATGGTCCTCAACAACAAGCTGATTTCCAAGTGTCTTACGGATGTTTAATTTGATATCTTCTTTGATACCAATTTTATCTTTAAGGTGGGGAATAGTTACTTTAATACTCATTATGACTTAATCTCGTGAACTAAATTCTGAATCTTTAAAACACTCTCTATAAGTGCCTTATCAACTGGCTGAGTTCTAAAGTTCTCAATCATTGAAATTACAGAATTGGTGGAGTTGACCATTGTTTCATCTGTCTTAATGTGCTCAGATAATAAAGCTGTATCAAGTTCTGTGTGCAGTCTAGCCAATTCCTCATTAAGATAAATCTTTATATCAACACTGTTATCGGCAAAAGAAAAAATATAACGATTTAATAATTCTTTTTGTTCGCCTAATAATCCCTGTGAATAAACTTCATTAAATTTACCAGAGAATGTTTTATATACAAGATTATCAATTGGTTTAAGTTCGTTTACATTTTCTTGTTCAGTCTCTGAGGTTAAATTGGAAATAATGGTTTGTTCCAGAAGAACGCCTCTTTTAATACCAGCAGCGCTGGAATCTATTCCAAAAAGTTGTGATACTGTTGCAATACTTTTATAGTTTGGTACAAAGTTATTAAACACATTGGGACTTAATTCCTTGTTAACTCTATTAATTATATAACTCTGGGCGTTATAAACATCTTCTTGTCCGAGGTCGTTGTGTGCTTCACGAACTTGATATAACAATTTTTCCGCTGTGATTGGATTAACTTTTTCTGTTTCAAGTAATGTTCGATATAATTCCAATTCTTTAGACAATATACTTTTAGGAGAGAAAGACTCTTTTAATATATTAAGTATTGTTTTTTTAACGCTCTCGTTTTTTGATACAACAGCTTTCGTCATCTCACGAATCAGGGCTTCGTATAGAAAAGCGGTATTTCTTTTTTTATTGTGCTTTATTTTTTTCATGTATGCCCCCTAACTTACTATTGTCTAGCTCCGTAATTAGTTTCTTGATTTCGTGTTTGACCTCAAATAATTTTCTTTCTTCAAAATTATCGTCCGGGGCGCGGTCTTCTTGATACAAACCAGCTTTTTTAAACTCATCGCCGATCGAAGAAAGGTGGTGCATTGTCTCATATCCCACTGCGCCGGGGTTGTTTTTGCGGGGAGTGTTAATTTCTACACCCCTTGCTCGACTACTACGATGGCGTTTTGTTGGTCCGCTCTTACCTTTACGTCTTTGGTCATCGCGCTTACCAGGCGAAGCGAGAAGCGTATCTTCTTCAGGCGGATCTTCGGATGGGTCTTCTGCTGACAGAGGATCATCACCACCCAAGAGGTCTTCGTCACCTCCAAGTTCCGAATCAAGATCGCCACCGAGGTCGGCACCGACAGCCCCTCCGGCTGCTGCATTTTCAACAGCGGCGGCGACACCTTCAAGTTCGGCGTCAAGGCGACGGTCAAAGAACATCTCTCGCTGATTGCGGATAAATTCTTCTTCGGAAAGATTGAAAATATGGTCAGCAACCCAGCGACGACTAAAGAAGCCGTCAGTAGCCGTAGCTGCAATATCAAACTTAGTTTTCCAGTGTTCAAGCTCTTGAAGCTCTGCAATTTTAGAGGGATTGTTCAAAGACAGCTTAAAGCTAATAAGATCGGCACCCTTGTATCCGAGAGTATAAAGGTGAATAATTCCAACCTTTTCTAACTCTGTGACAATGGCTCTTTGTAATCTCTGGATTGTTCTGGCAAAGCGAACATCTTTTTGAGCAAGGGTTGTTTTATCTTCGTCAGCGCCGTCGGCTTGTGACAAATAAGATGCTGGTACCTTAAGAGCCGAAAATAGCTTGTCTCTTAAATATTTAACATCGTCAATATCTCCTGTCATAGTGCCGCCAGGTAAACTCTCAACGCGAGAGGATACGCCGCCACGGACAGGGATAAAATAATCTTCTTCAACACTCATTGGGTTATAACGAAGATCCACACGACCAGTATTGGTATCGACCACCTGATTACGTTTCATTTGTGTCATAACTTTTTGCATATATTGTTCAACATCATTGGGGGCAACATTTCCAACATCAATATAAAAAGCACGGCGTTCAGGAGATCTTACAATACGATATGCCATCATTGCATCCTCTAAAAGTATCAATTGACGGAAAATTCTTCGTGCGGGCTCAAGAATAGAAGTTCCATATGGAGCATATTTATCATTTCCTAAAATTCGGAAGTGACCAATTTGGAAGTTTTCAAAAGTTAAACCACCTGAGTTCCATTGAAATTGGACATATTTTGGATTGGTTTTATCCTCACCTTCAAGTCGCTCAATCTCGTGAGTGGGTAGCCCAATAGTTGATTGAATGCCTAAGCGTTCATCAATATCAAGATACAAAAAGAAGTCGCCATACTTACACATTGTACGACACCAGCCAAAAAGATTAAAATCAACATTAAGCACAGTGTGATAAAGTTCAGCAAGTACTGCTTTAATCTCTTCGTTTGGACATTTGATTGAAAGAAGTGGTTGTAGATCTGATGAGGTTGTCATCTCGTCGGCGTAAATATCAAGGGCTGAAGCAATTTCTGGGGTGTACTCCATTTGCTCAAAGTCCTGATAGCGCTCAGCCCGCATCTGGTTTGCCATAATGGCAGTGCTAAGCTGCTCAAAAGGATTATAAGAGGTTTTCTTAAAGTTTAACCCAGAAGCAGACTGGAATTTAAACTTGTCTAACTGAACGCGAGAAAGCTTACGGCTTGTCTGTGTTCTGTAATTTACAAGTGGTCCCGACAACAATCGTGTCAGTTGTCTGAACAAAGGTGACTCTGGGTTTTTTGGGTTATTTTTATTGTTAGCCATTTATATTATCCTTTGTAAAGCCAGCCAAATTGGTTTGCTGTTTGGATTGCATTTTGTTTCTCGTCATCGAGGGCTGTATTCTTATTATTTTCAAAACCTTCTTGACCCTTAATTTGAGTGTTGAGCCTTGTTGAGGCTATAAACATAGAGTTGACGAATGCTTCTCTGTATTGTTGTTCCATTTTGCCTGCCTCAAACGCTGTGTCTCTTACCCAGCAACCGATCGCAAGGGCTATTGTTAAGTCATCATTATAACTTCTCATAGCTTCTGGACGACCATTATTCCAAATAAAAGTTTTAAATTCATTAAGAGTTCTTGACGAATATAAGGTAATTAGTTTATTTCTAATGAATTCTTCCATTTTTGCTATGATAAGTGGACGAGTTTTTGAAGTTGTAGAAAATCCAGCAATGGCATTAGACATATGTTCGCCCTGGATTTGCTCAACATACTCGTGAGTAGACTTAATTGAGAAGTATATATTATTATAACCCAGTTCTCGTAATTTTGTTAATACTGCGAAGCCAACTGAGTTATTTTCTACAACAATCATTCCATTGTTATATTCTTTGCCAATGCTGTTTAACATATCAGCGAACACATCTGGAGTTGGCTTGCCTTGGTATTCTGCAATCACCTCCATTGTTTCTAATTTTAAAACTTGAAGTGTGGAACTATCTTTACCGTCGCCTCGGGCAACGTCGGCTGAGAGTAAATAGTTATTACCCTCTATTGCTTTTTCCCAAATCCAAAAGTTGCGATCAAAGCCTGTGCGATACATTGGTTCTTTCACCATAGTCTCTAACCAATCAAGATCGTCTGGGTGAATTAGTGTTTCACCAGACATATTGAAGTTACACTCTAACTCTTGCGCCACCTGTCTGCGAGACATGTTTTTAGTTTCTTTCTCAAACCATTCTAAGTTTCTATCTGGATGTACATCCCATTTAAGAACTGTAGGATAAAAATCGTTCTGTTCTGTTTCAGAATCCACATAAGCTTGATGAAACCAGTTTCCAACGCCGTTCGGAGTTGAAAGGGCGATGCATCGTCCACCTGTTGACAGTGTGGGGTACAAGCCTGTCCATAGTTCGTCTAACCCTTCAACATGGGCAGCCTCATCAATAACCAATAAAGACAATGCCTCAGAACGACCG